CTGCAACTTGTGGTCATTGAAGACACTCTTGAAGCCATTCAGCGTCTTTCACCGGAACAGGCTGCTGAACGGGAGCGGCGGCCCGTGCCGCTTCAGGTTCTGATCAATCCAATCCTCACAAGGGCGGAAGGCGCAGCCGAGTTTTTCGAAGGTTGCCTGAGCGTGGCCGGCTATACCGCGATCGTTCCGCGCGCAAATAAGGTCCACGTGGAAGCGCTCAACCAGAACGCGGAGCCGGTGATCATCGATGCTGAAGGCTGGTACGCCAGAATCCTGCAGCACGAGATCGACCATCTGAGCGGCGTCCTTTACATCGACAGGATGAACCCGCGCTCATTCGCAACGCAGGATAACTATCTTCGTATCTGGAGGGACAAGTCGATTCCTGAGGTCATACGGACTGTTTCCGGCGATCTTAAATGAGACGGATGGCTATCCGTGGTCGCGAAGATCGAATGGAAGAGGCGTCTGAATTTCCCCTCAAGAACCCATGGCGGGGCGCCCGCCGTTGGGAAATCATGCACTGTGTTAATTTGCCTATGTTTCAAAAGATCGGTATAACCTATGCTCTATACACTTGGCCATAGTTTGCGCGAAGCCGAGACTCGGAAGGCGAAGGACTGTCTCCTCTCAGTTGCGCATCCGAGCGGTTGGAGTTGCTTTATGCCCCCTCATGGCTGGTTTTGCGTTGAGCCGATCATACTTCTGGCGAGTACGCCCAAGGCGAACGGAATCAGATCTTCCCCTTTGGGCACCTTCAAAGTCCACAATCCTGCGCCAAGCGCGATCAGGAGGAGGCTGACCACAACGTGGCCGGCCTCCCTTTCAAGGAATTCGGCGATTCGTTGCACGATTACTTAAACCGGTAGTTCAGAGAGAATGCGATTTGCGGTTGAACACCCTGCGAACTGACAGCGGCGATCCGCACCTCGCCCAGCACGCTCACTCCCTTGCCCTTGATGGTCTTCAGGAATGGAAGCAGTCCTGGATCGACTTTGACGGCAAACCCGCCGCCCACTCCTCCGAGGTTGATACTGGTTGGGATTACCGAATTGGCCGCTGTGATGGTCGTCAGGCTTCCACCCGCAATCGCGATGAGCATCGCGCTGCCGTCGGCAGACGTTTTCATTTTGTAGCCGAGATCCTGCCTTACCGTTGCGGACGTGGCGCCGAATTCCATCGTGGTGATCTCGCAGAACGAGGTCCAGCAGCCTCCCACGTGAACAAACGGCTCGTAAGCCGGCGTGCCGTAGGTTTTGCTGTAAGGATTGAATTCCACACCGGAGCCGATGAACCAGCTCGAAGGGGCTGCCGCGGTCGCTGCAACGTTGGTCGCGGTGCTTCCGGTGGTCGGCGTCGACGCGCCAGCGGTGGTGCCCGTGGTCTGCCCAAATGCGGCCAACGCGCACACGAGGGCGATCAGGATGATACTAATGCGTTTCATTTGGTTATTTCGCTTTCTGCCCGGGAGAACCCGCCGGGCGTGGGCTTGTGTTTGGAAAAGCTGTGGATGAAGAGCTACTTCCCAGTCAGTGCGAGAGTGGTCATGATAGTGGCGCCGGTCTGCACGACCGGCGGCGCGACCGCCAACACCACGCGGGCCCAGGCGGGCAGCGGCTTGGTGGCTTTGGCGAAGTTCGCCATCACCTGGGCTGTGTTTCTTGATGCCTCGGTGCTGGCTTCCGTCGTGGCCTTGATGTTCGCCACTATTTCCGGCGTGGCCCGCTGGATATCGCGCATCGTCTCTGCCGTCTGCCCGAGCGTCACCTTGGCGGCAGCGGTCAACCCGAGCAGTTGTGCCGGCAGCGCGTCGCGCCGAAAGAGAATCGACGAGGCATCTTTGGCCTGCGCCGTGATGGCGGCGGCATTTTCCAGAGTCGGTTTCAGGTCGTCATGAAGAGCATTCACAGTCGCGAGGGCGGTGTCCACCCGCCCGAGCGTATCGCTGACCCGTCCGTCGGCCGCTACTCTGATCTCGGTGACTTCACCCATTACATCACCACGCAGGGCCGCCACCTGGCGCTCCGTACGGCTGAGCAAGTCCTCTCGTGCCGACTGAACTTGCCCAGTGAGATCGTTGCGCGTTGCTTGGATCTCGGACACGAGTGCGGCCCGGGTCGCCTGGATCTCGCCCGGCAACGCGGCCACCACTGCCGTGGTCGTGCGCACCAACAGGAGTGTGGATACCCCTATGGCAGAGAGAACCGCCAACAACACACACGTAAGAGTGGTCTTAAGCGTTTGCACTGGGCGCTCCGTTCTGGCGGGCGGCGGCAATGGCATGCGTCACATTCGACTGGCCGGCGATGACCGTCACCATCGCGGTGTATTTCGGATCGGTTGCATAGGTGGTGGCGACCGCAGCAATCAGGGTGTGAAGATTGTGGTCGGCCTGATATCTCTGCCATGCGGCACGGTACGGCGCGCCCTGCGTGATCAGCCAGGCGTAATCGCGGCAAGCGTCCTCAAGCGAGGGGTAATCGGCGAACTCCAAGTCCTCAATCACCGACTTGCCGTTGACAACCTCGCGCGTCTCCTCCGTGCAACAACCCTTGTCGCGGTTGTTCTTTTTCACGCCGAAGTAATTGGCGTGGCCGACGGGCTTGGCGCCCCACTGTGATTCAACGGCCCACTGCGCGATAAGCATCGGCGCAGGCAAGCCCGTTTGCGCTTCCAGCGCAACTGCGATCCGCGCGACTTCAGCAAGTCGGGCGTCACGATCAATGTTCGGGGACATGTGGTTCTCCTTGGACTGTTTGGCCGACCGATTCCAGAGTGTTGCTGCCGCTCTCTCGGAGTTGTCGGCCAGTCGATCGAGCGTGTTAAGAGTGTGGTTTATGCAGCCGTAGCGACCAATCGCGAGGTGTGGGCGAGCGCGCCCGAGATGGGCTTCGATCGCCGGCTCTTAGCTGAGACAAGCGTTTTGCCCCATTGGCTCCGGCACCCTGGATCAGTCCGGAAAGGTAGCAACGGGGCTGTCCTCCGTCGCGTCTGGCCGGAGTTACACCGCCAGCAACGTTGGCGTTCCGGCAAGAACGCCTCTCCCGCGAACGAGGGCGCCGATTTGCCCCGGTCCGTAATTCGCGGTGCCCCTTGCGTTGGACGCCATGGTCGGATTGCACTCGCCGACCGCGTGAAACAAGCCGCCCGCCATGCCGAGCGCTTCAGACTCACCGCCGACCGTTTCAGCATCGTAAAGCGCGATGCTCAAGTATTCGGCGGTGCTCTCACCCTTGCAGTCTCCGGACGCGACCTTAGGAGAATATACCTGTGCAGCTGCGAGGCTCGCCCCACGGAGGGTGGCGATCAAGTGCAGGAGCGCATAGGTGGCGACTGCCACAGCCGATCCGGGCGTATTGGGCATGGTTTTTCCATCGGCGCTGAAGATGCACTGCGTATCGCAGTCCATTTCCGGCGATGCGCCGTCGGCCTCGCCAGTCGGAGCGGTCCAGAGCGATGTGTCTGATCTAATGCTGCCGTCGCCCTCGGTCGAGCCGGTGGCCACCTTCAGACGCGCGCCCTCGATGCCGGTGACAGAGGAGGCGCCGGAGGCCGCCCCGGTGTCCGTGAATTCCTGCCCAGCGAGCCCCGCGAGCAGACTCGCGCCCTTGAGCAGGGCCGCGACCAGGAACGAGATACTGATTCTCGCCGCCGCATAGCCATGGCCGGTCGCGGCGGCGTACACCCAGGCCGCGACGAAAGCTGAGGCGGTCGAGGAGCCCAGGAGCGAGCCGGTGGCGTAGACGAGGAGTGCGCCGCTCCCGGTGCTGGTCTTGAGGAAGGCCTCCAGGATCGTGATCACGTCGAGGAAGCTTTCACGATAGGTGTGGACCGCGCTCAGTGCGTGCAGCAGCGTGATCACATCCGCGAGAGAGGCGAACTGCTCATGCGACGCGCCGAATATTTCGCTGAGAGTGATCGAGTCCGTCCAGGCCTGCTGCTGCTGATAACTCAAGCTCGAAATGTCGCTAACCGAAAGCGAATCAAGGACTGCCTGCCAGTGGGTTAGGAGTGTGCCGGTCGAGTCCAGCACCGGCAGGGTATCGATAAGTGCCACCGGTTCGTGCCCGCGACTGGTCGAAAGGGTCTCCGCAAGCAAGACGACATCTGATACCGCGCCGCGCGCAAGTGCCTTCTGACTCGCATCCGACAGCGTGAAGGTGTCCGAATAAATGCCGGGCACGTAGGTGTGCGAAGTGGTGAAAGATTCGATCAGAGAGAACAGATCCTTCGGCAGCTTACCGGGATTCTTGAAGAACACCTCGGCGAAGGTGCTGGTGAATGAATCAGTCAAAGTGCCGGCACCGCGCATACGATGCTCAACAAATACGTCGGCAAAAACGGAATGGATCCCGGCCTCAGTCGCCAGCACGCGCGCGGTCTGCTTCGACACCTGTTCTGCCACCGTAAACTGATCCGAGAGGGTCATCGGAACGCTGAACGGAGTGATTGTGGGCATGACGTAGCAAACCATGGCCGTATAGGTCGCTGTAGGAGAGAAATTGGTGGTGTCCACATGAACACCGGGGTTACCGACATTGACGTTGTAATCGAAGATGCCGCCAGACTCTGTGCTTCGAGCGTTAAATGAGGCGTGTCCTCCGTTACCGAACGGAAGCGTTGCTGTAGTCAACGACGACGCCGTGGAAACGCAGAACAGTTCCAATTCGTTCGAATTCGTCGGCGCTGACGCGGTGACGAACCCGGTCCCTACGGCGGACGAATTATAATTCGTGGAGCTTACCGAATCGAACGGGTTTCCAGCAGCGGCGCCGGAAACAATAAAGTACCCAATGAGGTAATTGATGGCGCTTGAGAACGTGAAAGAAACGCTGGTTCCTGTGGTGCCGGTTGCTTGCCCTGCGTAAAAGAAGACCTGATATCCTCCGCTCGGAAAATAACTCGGACCTGCGTAAAACGTCACGTTGGTGCAGCTTATGGAGGCAAAAGAGTGGGCTGAATTAGTGGCCACCATAATGATAAGAGTCTGGCCGGCAGACATCGCGGGAATCGTAAATCCAGCACCGCTAGCAGAACCATCGCTGATCGTAAGCGTGGTCAGAACCGTGATCGTCCCCACGGCGGGCGCGTTCAGTGAACTCGTGTACGACTCCACCATGGCAAAGGCGTCGAGAACCGTGGAGCGGCTGGTCGCCTTCGAAATGCGCTCAGTCAGGCTGTAGGGATCTAAAAATGTCTTGGCGTTGATCGTCTGTGTTGCCAGGAACGATTCCGTAACGGTGAACGGATCTTTCGGATTCTTGCCGAACGCCCGCAAGATGCCCGAATCCGCCAAAGTGAACGTGTCTGCCACGTTTACCGGGGGTTGCCCACGATGCTGAACAAAGTTTTCCGTGATGGTCAACTGGTCGGAGTTGGTTCGCGATGTGCCCTTTCCAATGGTCTCTACCAACGAGAACGGGTCTGAAAGGCTTTTCGTCCAGAGGTTCCCTCCCAAATTGCCTTTGATGATGAAGATGATTCCGAAATAGGCTTGGCCTGAAAGAGCGCCATTGATGTCCTCAATCCTCGCGCTTAAGCCGGTCTCGTTGGTGTTGACGGGGCACGCGCACCATCCCATATTGGTTTGGGCTGGCGACCACGCGGTGAAGGTCTGCGAATAGTAAGTACCGAAACCGGTAGCGCTCAAATTACTGGACATGATGGCCGAGGTGTTCCACCAGAAGCATCCCACCAGCGCATCGCCGGCGTTGACGTTGATTCCGGTGACGACCGTCTGATTGGTGTTTTGGGGAAACGTGCCGGGAAGGTTTCCGCTCCCGGTGTATTGCGCCCGCAGCATGACGGGCTGGTTTGGAATTCCTTGCCATCTCTGCACATAGCCCGTCAGGTAACACGAGACGTTGTTGGTACACGTCAGGGTAGTGCCCGGAGTGCCGGTGGCAAATCCGATCCACAATTCCACCTCAGCGTTATCGGCCGAGAAAACGAAATCCGACACATATGCCCACGTTACGTTCGTTTGGGAGAGCGCTGTAAAATCGCTGCTCGTCGACCAACCGGTGAGAATGGCGATGAAGACGTCCGAGCTGGTGAGAGTTCCCGCAAGCGAAATCGAAAGGGTGGTCGAGCTTGATGCGTTGGATTGGTCCCCAATATTGCCGCTTTCGTAAACGACGGCCATTCAACGACTCCTATGTCTGGTATTTGTGAGTGACGGTGAGCTGGTCGGTCGAAACCACGTTGACGGCGGAGAACGACTGATAGGCCATCATATTGCCGCCCGAGGTCGCCGAGTCGATGATGCACTCTTCGGTGACGGCGAACGAACCAGTGAACGTCCACGTCTTCACAAGCTGCGCCGTATCGTTGGCCACCGTGGTGGTCACCTGCGTCGCAGTCGCGGCCCCGCGCGCCCCACCGTTGGTCGTGATCTCAGCCGCAAGTGCGGTCGCGGTCGCGGGAGTACCCTGGATACCGGTGCCGATAGCGAGGTTCACCATGGCGTTATAGCTGCCCTGGTTGCTGATACGCCCGTTGCCAGCAGCGTGACCGACGTTGGTGATCGTGTTGGCGCGTACCAGTCGGTCCGTCCAGCTTCCCAGAAGGAAACATCCCTGGAGGTCTGCTCCAAAGTGGCGCCGAATATAGCGACCGAGCGTGTTCTCGGCCCACAGCCTCTTGCGGCGGCCATTCGCCTCGAGCACGGCGACCTCGGTCCAGCCGTACAGCCGCATCTTAGTTTTTAGCGTCATGAATTGGCACCTCCTCATGGAATTCCAGCTTGTGGTGCTGGCGGAGTTTTTCAATCGCAGCGTCTGCAGGCGCTTCTTCTGCAGCCTTCTGCGCCACTTCTTTAGCCCACCGCTCGGTCAGGTCGAGATCGTTCTGCATCACATCGGCCTGACGCTGGTAATACTCGGGATCTGCGTCTGCTGGCAGGTGGGCGTACTCCTGCGAATGAACGACCGTACCGGCGTCGTCCAGGAAGTCAACTTCCGCCGCGACGTGCAGCGCGAGCTCGCCTGAAAGCGGATGCGGTAGTCTCTTCTTAGTAAGCGCGCGAATGACAGCTTTCATAGTTAGGTCTCCGTGACCGTCAAGCCACCGGCGGCGAATGTGAGCTGGTCGCCGGTGTTGATGGTCTTCGATGCCGTGAGGTTGCCGTACCACAACATGTTGCCCAGCTGATCGAACAGCGCGAACGCCACGATGGTTCCCCAAGGAGCGGCAGCCTGCGGAAAGGTCACGGAGGCGTTGTTGCTGACCGTCCCGTTGGCGGGTGAACTGAACGTGCCGGCGGTGCGTGCGTAGCCGCTTGATCCGTTACTGACTTCAACACCACCACCGCCGGGCCCGGGCGACGAGGTGTAGAGCGCGACCAGGATCTGGGTCGGTGACGTGTACGCGACGCCATTGAGGACCGCACTGAGAAACGCGTTGTCGAGATAGTAGCTTTTTGCCATGAATACTCCTCAGAAAGCCAAGGCATTCAGTCCGGCGACGGTGAAACCCGCTGTCGTTCCGCGCGTGGCGTCGATGACGTTGAAATACAGATAACTGCCCAACGTTTGATCCGGCATCGCGTTCAGGAACAGCGCGAGGCCCGCGTCGCGCGGGTTTGCATTTGGGCCGGACGGAAGAGGCAAACTGGGCATGCCCTCGATGTCAGTCGCCCACGCCATGTAGTTCATGAACGAGATCGCAGCCGGGTTGTCGATGGGATTAATCCCCACTTGCGGGCCCCAGTTGGCCGCAGCGCCCATCGCCGGGTTCGTCCAGTCGACCAGCAGAGCGCCAGCCCGGATTGTGGGCGAGTTGCCCGCCTGACCGGTCAGGAACCCGCTGCCGGGCAGCGCCCCCCAGTAGATCAAGTCGCCGGTCGAGGCGAGGAAGATCCCGAAGAAGAGCGCCGTCGCCCAGTTGCCGGTCGCGGTCCATGAGATCGCGCTGGTGTTCGACGCGCACATATTGAGGACCGGAGAGAGAGTGATTGACTGACGCGCGTAGCCGGGCGCATTCACGCCGCTCAGCTCAACCCCGACGCCATTGCCCGCAGGACTCTGGCTGAAGAGTCCGATCTCGAGCGAGCTTGCGAGCACGCTGAGGAGATTCCCGTTCTGGTAAAGGTACGCCTGGGGCATGGCTATGCGATCTTGATCAGCAAAGTGGGCGTGGTGTTCTCCGAGATGGCGAGCCACGTTCCGCTGTCATACGAGATCGTAGTGCCGCGGGGCAGCGCCTGATTCAAAACGAGCGCATCCCACATGTAGCCGCACGCGCGCTGGTTGCCGGTCTGCCCGCCGGTGGAGCTGGTCTGGTAGGCCATCACCCGCGGCTCGTAGAACTCGACGGAGCCGTCGAACCAGGTCGCGGCAACCGGCGTGTAGCCTCCACTGCCGCTCGCGAACTGCACGATTCCCCAGAGGTTCCACGCGCTGGACCCGGTGTGGCCCGCTCCGTTTAAATAACTGAACGAGCCGCTCATTCCGGGCAGTCCGGAGGCCGAACCAAAAAGCCCGGTGCTGCCCAGGGTGTCGTTGCCGCCCGTCGAGCCGTAAGCGATCAGGAACGAGCTGATCAGGCCGGTGAGATTTGACGGCAAGTACGGCGCGCACCAGAAGTAGCTGCTCTGCGACGGACACGGGATCGTCGTGCGAACGAGGTAGAAATAAAAGCCGGTGGCGATCAGCTGGTAGGTGAAGCCCGCACCGCACGCGATGCTCACCGGCGACTGGTTCTGGTAGCCGGAGGTGCCGACGTTCGTCGTGGAGAGCATGCTCGCGGCCATCAGGACAGCGGGGGCCGTGCCGGAAGTGGCGGTGCCATTGTAGAGCCATAGGTCGCCCTGCAGGCCCTGCGGAGTGGCCGCGCTGCGCACCCGCCAAATGCCGTTCGACGAGCCGGACTGCACGAGCGACCAGCCAGCAGAGATCAGCGCGTTCACCAGCGCTTGGTTGAAGTTCGTTTGCGTGCTGCCATCGAGGGTCGTGTTCAGAATCGTCTGGCCGGAATAGATAACGCTCATTGGACCTCCATGTCGAGAACCACGCTGTAGCCGGTACCGGTGCTGGATGCTGACGGGCCGCTGAGAATGTAGGGCCGCAGCAGGTCACCCGGCTTAAATGAAAGGCCGGGCGCGAAAGTCTGGCTCGCCAGCGTGCCGTTGATCGTCGGCTCGATTACCGGCTGCCCACCCGCCGGGAAGATTGACGTCCAGGTTGCGACGCCGGGGCGCAGCACCTGGATGTCGAGCGTGACGTTCGCGAGAGGCGGCTGCTTGACCTGGACATAAATCGAGCTCGGCTGATTCTTGCGGACAACCAGATAATAACCGCCAAAATCGCGCCCTGGTGGCGGCGCTGAGATCAAGCCGAAGTTCATGGTGGCCCGGTCAAACGAGGGCGGCGTCACACTCGCCAGGGCCAGCACACACTGGAAGCCGTTCGCGAAGCCCGGTCCCACGCCGGTCGAGAGGATGTCGAGGCGCAGGAGGTTGGTCACCGCAAAGCCGCTGGTGGGCGCGAAGTCGTTCGATGTGGTCGGCCCGGAGGCGGTCATGCTGATGGGGTTATTCAAAATCGAGTTCCACGTGTTGCCGCCATCCTGGCTGAGCAGGATGTCGAATGTGAAAGAGCCCGCCGCCGGTGGCTGCGCCAGAAACGCATATAAGGCCGATGGCGTCGCCGCCTGGGAGATGATGTGGCGCGTGCCCTTGTCGACGCCCGGCAGGATCGGATTGCCGAAGCCCGAGAAGAACGTGGCCTTGTTCCCGAGCGCGTCGCTCGCGGCGAGCGCGCCGCCCACACCGCCCAGCGAGGTCGCGCCGGGACCGTTGATCTGAATCCAGTCCGATGGTGTCGGCGTCATTGTGCGGGCGCTTTCAGATAGAGCGTTCCTCGCGCCGGACTCATATCGCTGAGCAGCCAGTATGCGCCGGAGGGGCTGATGACCTTCACGTAATTGATATCGGGTGAATTTTTGTGGCCGTAGAAGTTTTGATTGGGCACCTGCCCGGGCTGCTGGAGCGTGTACACGAGGCACCCGGGCATTGAGACGGTCGCATTCGCGGCGTGCTGGGCCTGCGCGGTGCCCAGTTGCCCGGGCATGACGGTAAGGTTCGGGGTGCCGGTGCCCGCCGTCACCAGGAACGACTCGCTGTCAATCGTAAGGTAGGTGCCGTTCGGTTCCGTGTAGTTGGAATTCAGTATCATCGCTGTCGCACCCGCCGCGATACCGGCGCTCAGCTGGCTCGTGGTGCCGGTGACTTGCGAAGTGTCGAACTGCACGGTGCAGTGTTTCGCCAGCTGCGTCGTGCTTTGGGTAACGGTAACCGTCCCGAGCGTGCCGTAGATCCAGTCCTCGCGGACCGGGGCGCTTCCGTCGTCGGGCGATTCATTGCCGTTCACGTCTACCGTGAAGCCCGCGATCAGCATGGGCTGCAGGATGAAATTCTGGGTCGGGAGCGAAAGTGTGGTGGGCGTGGCTGGCGAGGCGTTGCCCGCCGCGCTCGAATCGGCTTGATTGGCCCAACTCGGCCCCTCGACGATCCAGACGGTCGTGATATCCATCAGCAGAGGCGGCTGGAAGGTAAGCTGGGTCCCCGTGTTCGCGGTGATAGTGGAGGGCGGCTGGTTGCGCCCGGTGCCCTGGATAATCCGGATCAGATTCCCGACCTCGGCCCCCGGCTTCATGCCACCGTAGCCGTTGGTGATGTTCTGACAGCCGGTATCGGTTACCTGGGTTACTAGTGTTGGGTTCGCTGTTAAGGAGGTGCCGACGAACCGGATAACTACCGCATCGCCAATGAGCAGGATGCCTGTCGGGTCGCGGTCGACCGTCATGGCGCCGGTAGTCTTATTAAACGCCGTGATATTGAAGCTCGCGAACGGCGTCTTTCCATTAGGTCGTCCTATCGCGGAGAGGATGCGGCCGGTAGGATCGAAGGTTCCGGCCGGGTCCACCATCCAGGCACAGATGACCGTGTTAGCCGACAAGCCGGTCACCCCAATTCCGGCCACGCCGGAGTGCACCAGCAGCTTTGCCTTCACTCGCACCCGGCTCACGTACGGCGTCGGCATCGCCCAGGTAGATCGCGCCACTGGCCCGGCAAACGAGATGGAAGCCGGGCCGTACGTCGTGCCACCGCCGGCCGGTGTGAGCGTGCCCGTGATCTGCTCGCAGATCAGATCGTCTTCGACGCCGATGAAAAGCACGAAGCTCGCCAGGCCGGTGACCGCCGGCCACGTGATGTTGTTCAACGTGAAGCTGTCGGTACCGAGGATGCCGGTGCCGAGAACCGCGATGTTCGAGGGCACTGATGGCAGGCCGTTGGCGTCGAGCGCGCAGATCGACAGGTAAAGCGTCGCGCAGGGCGGAACCGATCCGCCCGCCGAGGACTGCGCAACAGGTCCGATGGCCGGAGCGCCCGCGCCGGTGGGGCTGAACTGCGTTACCGGGAGCTTGCCGGTAATCAGCATCACAGCCTGCTGGCTGCCGTCCGAAAGGGTGTTGTACTCCTGGTCAGAATCGAAGGTCCACTCGCCGGGGAACAGCGCGTCGTTCACAGCCGCCTGGATCTGGTACGGAGCCCACGCCGGGCCGAACGGGATCGGGTAGAAGATCGGTGGCGGTGGCGCGGGCGCGACGTCGGTTGGCTTCGGGCCGATATCGAGGTCGTACATCGATTGGGTGACTGTCTGGCCTTCGATCTGGACCGACCAGTCTTTCTTCAGCGTCCACCGCTGGATGCGGAAGCACATCGTGATGACCTGGAAACTAAGGCCGGTCCCGCTCGGCGGCGCCGGGTTCGTCGTGATGGTGGTGCCGTCGCTTGCGACGGCCGTAATCATTACCTGCTCGCCGCCGATAAGGACTTCCTTGTCGATCAGTTCGGTGTCGCCGTTGGCTGTGCCCGCGTATGTCCAAGGGTCCCCGCTCACCCAGGTCGCGGTGGCGTCGGTCACATTGCACGTGCCGCGTGCGCCGGGGATATCGGGATGCGTCATCGAGACGACCTGCCCGATCTCGTTGTTGAGCCCGAGCAGCGTCGTCTGCCACACGGCGTTCCGTGCGTTCCGCCACTCCATCGGCGTGACACCGCCGCACTCCTCGCGCGTGCGGGTGGCTGCGATCCGCAGCCCTTGGCTCAACGTCGAAATGCCGACCGAGTGCATTTGGCTCGTAAGAGGCGAGCCCGAGCGCCCGTAGTAAGCCGCGTGGCTCTTGTCGGAGTACTCGGCGGTGTTGGCCTGATATTGATAGGCCACGTCCGCGTAGGAGATCACGAGATGCTCGAAGGCTGCGGTGATCGGCGTGAGCCGGAGAGACTGGAACAGGATGTTCGCGATGGTGTACGCGTCAACCGCGCTCGCGTTGATGCGGATACCGAGCTTGAGCTGGCCGAACTCCCACGCGTAGAAGCCGAGGCAGCAGTTCAAGACCTCCGTTAGCCAATCGCGGAAAGGCTTTTGGCTTGAAATCACGCCTTGGAATTGGAACTGCGTCTCGTTGCCGGTGCCGAGGATCGCTGGCACTTGAGTGGCGGCGATATCGGCAGCGCCCGTTCCCTGGCTATTCGTGAGCGATGACAGCACGAACATACTCAACTGCTCGGTGGGATTGTCGAGCGTGGGCATGCTGTTGCCCGGCAACGGGCCGTTCTGGATGGGGTCGAGGTAGTAAGCGAACCAATCGTATTTGCCCTTGCCCGTAAAGGTCATGCTGCCGACCGTCAACGTGGCACCGGGCCTCATCCGGTCCTCGACGGACGCGACCAGCGCCTTCTCGGCGTTACCGGTCGGATTATTGCCGGCGATCACCACGCACGCCTGCACGTACGCGTTCCAAACTGTGTTGAAGTTTGCGATGAACGTCACCTGGTTGGCGGTCGTCTGATAAATCGGCGCGAGCGCCTGCCAGGCGGAAAGGCTCTGCTGCAGCAGTGTTTCTGCCTGATTCGCTGCGTTGCTCATCGGGACGCTGAATTCGTTCCCGACGAACGCGCTGCCGATCAAGGCGACAAGTCCTGCGACCAGCATCATCCCGTCCATCAATGCCCAACCGGAGATAAGCAGCCCAAGCGAAACCCACGTGCCCACCGTGGAACCTACGAAGCTGAAGAAACTACTCGGCGGAAGGGTGACCACGATGGACTGCGTGGTGATCGGTGGCGCGATGCCGTGCGAGAGGCCGGTGGCGCGCAGCAGCATGTTGACGCAAATCCAGAACGGGTTGATCAGGCCCATGACCGACGAGCGGTCGCCCTTCGCGTCCCAGATGTATCCAGTGAGCCCGTAATCGATGGGCACAGTCATGCTGTGCTGATCCGGCGTCGACGGCTGGATGGTGCTCGACTTGGTGATACGCAACTCGCACAGCGCCACTCCCGCCGCGTAGTTGTTCGGCTCCCAAACCTGGGGAGTACCCTGTCCGAGCGAGAAGTAATCCGTCGCCGGGTTCACTGGATCGTTGCCGAGGACCTGCCGCAAGCCCATGCCGGGCTGGTTCTTCGTGATATTGAGGTTTCCGTTGACCTTGAAGCCCTGCCACGTGTATCCGTCGACCATCGGCGAAACCACATAGCGGTAGCCATCGGCGTTCTGCACCACGCACGACTGCGTATAGCCGCCAATCGGCCCGGCTCCCACGATGCCCAGCGAATCGGCATACGTCGATTCGTCGCGATATGACACCATCAGAGCGTTCGCCATGAACGCATAAAGCGGGTTCCCGCCGCTGTTGCACCAGATTTCCGGCAGGGCCATGCCCCAGATCGTTTCCGAGATGATCGAGGTCGCGGTGACCACGTTGCGCCCGAACCCGATAAAGCCGGTAGAGTCGTCCAGGATCGTGACGCCCTGCGGATCGGCCTGCTGCCCGCCGAAGTAAGCCATCATGCCGTGGACCTGGCAGCCGTTCGCCGATTCGAGGTAATAGTCGCAACTGGTCGGATCGCCGCCCGCCGCCGTGACTGCCGCCGCGCTCGCGCCCCGCGTCGCCCAAGGGCACCAGACGCCGTCGTTGTAGTTCTTCCAGCACATCCGGCTCGCCTGCCGCTCCGGGTACTGGTTCATGATCTGGAAGAACCCGTCCGAGCACGACAGGCTGAAGGTCGGTGTTCCATCGCTAACAAAGCTCTGGATAACGCCCTTCCAGATTTGGATGATGGTGCCCGAGTTGACGTGGTAAGCGCAGAAATCGATGGCGGCGTATTTGAGGTCGGTATCGTTCCCGAGCGCGGTCATCACGCGGTCCGCGTTGCCGAATTCGAAGCGCACGTTGTCGGAGGACCCCTTGATGTCCTGCGAGATCAGGGTGTCGGAGCCCCGCTCGCCGATCCCGATCAACCGGGGAATGTAAAGTTGGGAGCTTGCGTGCCAGCCAAGTGCGGCGGCGCTCGCTCCACCGGCTGCGTCCGTGAGCGTCAACCGTCGGTCGGACAACCAGATGTCCGGCACGGCAGTTTCACGCACGCGGATGTGCACGAGCGGGATGATTTCCTGAACTTCCGAAAGCAGCGCCGCGGAGAGCGCACTCGAGGGAAAGCGCAGACAGGTGGAATTGACCGGATAGGTTGGCGCCTCGGTCGGATCAACGACTTCGATGAAGTTCAATCCGACTTGGCAGGCGTTGCGGAGGTACTGAAAGGAGATGGGCGTCTGCTCAAACGTCACCAGAACTGCGCTAGTAGTCCCATCGGGGTTGGGGACAGTGTAGGTAAACGCCTCCCAGGGCCCTTGCATCGACTCCCAGAAATCGCGGAGTGCGTGCAACTCGGTCCAGCCGAGGTTGGGGCGCGCGAATTGAAACTTGCGGGGTCCGATGCCGGCGTAATATCGCTGCTCCTGCTTGGCGTCCACGCTGCCGAAGCGATGGACGATCACCTGGCGATCGACGGAGAATCCGAGGGGGTACTGCGTGGTGAGTGGAAAAGTCTGGCCGGAGTTGATCACCGTGGAGACGGGAATACGGCCGATGGTGTCGGACATGGGGTTCGGGAGAGAGGTCCGCGAACAAGCGCGGGGCCGGTTCTAACGAATGCTTCACCCGCAACTGAGGGTTGCTGCCGGTGTGCCGGTATTTCTTTTCAGGGGCGACTCACCCGCGAGCGCCAATAGCGGGTGTGCCGAAACCAATCTGCCGATGCGCGGATTGCAGATTGCAATAAACTTGGCGAGCCTTCGTTCCATTCCTTCAGTGGTGACAAGCCGGGCTGTTTTGGTACGATCTTCGTTTCAAACCGAATGGAGTGTGAAGAGAAGGCCAGACTCATTGAGGAGCATAGCCGGGTCGCACTGGCCTACTCCCGCGCCGCAAGGGCGCTGAGAGGCAAAACAGGAACACGGTCTGCCGAAGATCAACAAGCGCTTGATGAAGCGCGGATTAAATCCCAGGACGCGCGTGCGGCCGTCAAGCGCCACATCGCCGAGCACGGCTGTTAGCCGCGCTTCTTCGTCGCGATCCGCTTAGCCTCCCTCTCCCGGTGGCACTGTTCCCCAACTGGTTTGGCGAGTGCTACGATTGCTACGGTACATGAAAATGGCACATGCGATGCCAAGTTGGTTTGGATTCCTGACATTAGAAGCTGATCTCGCGATGACCTTTATCGACTGCGCAAGACTTCACACCAACCCCGGAGAATCCGCCAACTCTGTCGAAAATGCGCGCAAGGCTCTTGCGGAAATACAGCGCAGCCTGGTGAAGCCTAGCGCGCGTGGGCTCAGCATGAATGAAGTATCGTATTTGGAGCAAAGGTCTGGGGAAATTGAATCGGCATTGGTAGCGCTGACAAGAAATCAAAACTGACCCACCACCAGAAATGATAATAAAGACCCGTGGCTTGGCGTTTTGTAGTCCCACGGCGCACGATGCAAATCCCCCACAACCCTCCACCTGGTAGAGCAACCCTGCCGATTCGGAAAAAACTGGAGCATTCCTTATGCCACCTCGATCAACTCCAATCCCTGCAGGTTTGTCCTTGCGAGATCGGTCGATTGTGCCCAGTTGCCACGGAACACCACCGTTACCCGTCCCTGCGTGTTGGCGCCAGTCGGATCGTAATTACTACCGATCTGCTGGCCGACGCCAACGTCGAAGGGATCGTAGAACGAAAACGGCGTCAGCCCGCCATCTTGCGACACCCAAAAGTTGTATAGCGCAGAGAGCGCCGATGCGTTCAGGCGCTTGTTGAGCCGGAACGAGCGGCGCGAGGTCTGCGCGAGCTGCGACCGCTGGACCGTGCCATCGTGAAACTGGTTCTGAAGTTGGGCATACTCGCGCAACTCCGTAAAGGCGGTACACAACGAGGCGGGCATCACTCCGTTCGGTTCGGCCTGTACGAGATTACCTGGCATCAGATTAGGCCACCATTAGACCCGGCACCTGCAGGTTGGCGGATTGCTGGGTCCGTCCGTAGCTCGCATTTTGGGCAGCCAGCGATTGGTCAGCGACGAAGTCCGCTGTGATCGGCTGCCCGTTGATGTTGAGCGACAGGTACGTCGAGCCCGTGCCGCTCGAAGTGTTGGGACCCGGAGTGGTCGGATACGCTGAGCCTCCAAGCCCGCCGAGCACCGGAAGATCCGACTGGTAACTGTGCCAGGCGTTGTTCTGGAAACTTGCCTGCTGGTAGAGGTTCCCGCCCGACTCCACGAGGCTCCCGGCGTATGGTGTCGAAGCCGAAAGCGGCATCTTCTGACCGGTGGCTTCCGAATAGAGCATCACCAGTTGCCGGACCTTGGGCGACCGAACCGCCACGGCGATATCGTTACCGAACTCGGACTGCGCGATGCTGACTACCTGCTTGATGGTCCCGCTGTTTTGCGGGATGTCGACGCCATAGATGCTCTTGATGTCGTCGTGAGCTTTCTTCTGCGGCGACTCGATACCGGCGAGTTTCTCGCCAATGCCGATGCCGGCGCCAGCCACGCCGCCGATCAGCGCTCCAATCGGCCCGCCCATCTGGAAGCCTATGGCAGCACCTCCCACGGCGCCCATCCCGACTCCAGCCCAAGTACCTTGATGCGAACCTAGCAGGCCGCTCTCCGCCAGCATCATCCCAGCGGCACCGACCGCCGGAGACTTGGCCACCGCACCCAACCCGCTCACGAAGTCGCTGTTGCCCGAGTCCTGAAGTGAGGTGAATTCCTTCTGGCTCCAGACCGAGCTTTTGAGGTTCGCGAGGATCTGCGAGCCGCCGCCAGGACCCTGGAGCTTGCCCCCTGCCGCCATCTGAATCATCTGCGACAGGCTGTCCTGGTTCATCGGCAGATTGGCCATCGCCGCCATACCGAACGAGCCGTTCGGTCCGGTCTGGCTGATCGGCGCACTCATAGCGAGCATCTGCGCGAGGCGGTCGTGGTTCAGGGGCAGGTTAGCAAGGTCGGAGAAACTAGGCCCAGCCGCCACCGCGACGCTCCCCGCGCCACCGCCACCAACGCTGCCGCCCCCACCGGTCCGCGTCGGGATCGAGACGGCGGGCGCGGAGATGCTGGGCAGGGAGACGCCGGGCAAGCCGGTGGCCGAGGGAACCGGTGGAGCCGACACGCCCATTGCGCCAGCGAGCACGGCGGTCATCGCCGCGATATGCGCCGTGTTCTGTATGGTCGCGGCCGTATTCTGGTCGGTCGAGACCTTGACCGGATCGCTCGGCTTGCCTCCGCCAAATAGGCCCTTGAAAATGCCGGCGATGCCGCCCTTCCCGTCGTCGCCGTAGATCACTGGATGGAGGACGTTCGCGGTAATACCGCTCACGCCTTCAACCACCGGCTTGAGTACTTCCTGGTGAATCGTTTTCGCGAGATCTTTACCGAAATCCTTAGGCTTTGTGAACAGCGTGTTGTACAGCTTTTCCGCGACCTTCTCGATGGACTTCTCCTGCTGGTCGAGCATCTGCTGCGCTTCCTGGTCCGCTTTCTTCCGGACCTCGGCCACCTTCTCTTCCCACTGGTATCGGAGCTCGCCGACAGCGTTCGCCGCTTGCTTCTCTGCGACTGCCCGTTCCTCGATGGCCTCGAGCGGGTTGGTCGACAGATTGCTGAAACTCGCCTGACGCTTCTGCTGAATCTCCGTAAGATCCAACGCCTGCTGCGCTTTGAGGATCGCGAGCGGATCATCCCCGGTAATCGTGATCATCCGCTTCTGGTGCGCAATGGCTTGGCTCTCACCAGTATCCCGGAGCTTCACCCATTCGGCTGCAAGCTTGGCCACCGCTTTGCTCTGCTCTTCCAGCTTCCTGGTGCCCTCGGCGATATCTTCGCGGAACGCCGCGCCTGACGCTTTCGCGGATTTGTCCTTCAGTTCCTCCCATCGCCGCGATTGCTCGTTGAGTTCTTTCGATGTCCGCTCCTGCTCTGAGTTGTATTCCTTCAGCCACTTTGCGTCGTAAACCTGCTTGAGCAGTTCGACCAGCGGACCAGCCTTTCCTTTGAATTTCTCCAGTGCTTCGTTGATGGCTTCCTGCCGCTCCGCCGTAATTACTGCAAAGCGATCGTTAGAGGTCCCGGCCAGTTCACGCCGGGCCTGGCGCATGGCCGCCTCGAAACCGCTATCGCCGGTGCTGGTGGGTGGTTCTCCCAGCGGCGGATGCGGCTGTGGCTTGTTGGTGACAGCGTCGAGCGCCTCCTTCACGTACTGAAGTTGCGACGCAGCTTGGCCGTACTGCTGAGCATTGGAGCTCAACTTCCCATACGGAAGATTGAGCCCGAAATATGCTCCGACCCCCGCCACCCCCACCTTCAGCCAATCTGTTACGCCGGGCTTGTACTGGTTCATCTGCGCTTGTAGGCTGGCCATCTGCGCCTGAAGCGCGGGCACGCCCTGGGCCTCGAGCGAGGAAACGCGCGCGGCGTGCTGCTGTTGCTCGGCTTGAGACGCCTTGGTGGGCGCCGGCGGTCGCGACGCGATCTTATCCAGGACCCATCCAAACGCGCTGGCCAGATCGACGAGCATCGCTTTCACGGACCGAACCGCGGACTCCCACTTCATTTCGAACTCGACAGCCTTCTGGTTGAGTTCTTCGTACTTCTTGACGTCGGCCTCGGTGATGCCAAAGCCCAGTTGCTTAGCGCGGTCGACGCGCTCGCGCAAACCATCCATCACGGGGATGGCTTCGATGCCGGCGCGTTTGAAGAGGTCCATCGCGACCCGTGTCCGGTCAAATCCGGGCGGCAGTCCTTCCAGGCCCTTGGCCACCTGCAGGAGCACCTGCGAGGTGGGCTCCGTGCCAGTACGTACCGCACGGATGTCCACGCCAAAGCGAGTAAGCCACTGGCGGGCCTTCTCGCCTTCTTTCCCGTTGTCCTCAACGGCGCCCGTCAATCCACGCATCAACCGCTCGAAGATGGAAACGTCCTCGCCCACCGCGCGGGCGGCAAATCCGAATTGCCCGACCTCTTTCGCAGTCAATCCGGTGCGGAGTTCTGCATCCTTCACCCGGACGCCGTATTCGCCGAGGCTCTTGACCGCATCCCAAGTAGCGACGGCGAAGCCGGCAATCGCGGTGGCGCCGGCTGCCAGCCCCACTCCGAGAGGGCCAATCTTCGTGAGCAACGATCCCACGGCGCTGCCAGCGCCTTGGACAGGGCTCTCAATCGATTGTGCGACGCGCTCACCGAAGGTTTGGACGGACCGGGCCTGCTTTTCCAGTACCGCCTCGACATCGACTCTTTTTTGAGTTTCGATCATCCGCTCGTAAGAGCGAGTGATGGCATCGATGGCCGCCGGCTCCTTGGCGTACCGCTGAAGGAGGCTGTCCCGCTGCGCGATCAGACGGTCGACACCGCTCTTACCGTAGGTCTCAGCCTGCTTTTCCAGCGAGGCGATCAGCCGTTGGATCGACGATCGGGTCTGGTCGGTGATCCGGATGACCTTGCCGTGGGACGACTCCGCTTTCTTCTCGAAGGAATCAAGACCAGCGTTGGCCTTGTTCACTACCGGAGTGACTTCGTCCTCGGCTTCGAGAATTACGCGTTCTGCTTGATCGCCCATATCACGCTGCCCGTCTGAGCCCCGAGAAATACAACGCCGCGCCATACTGCCGATAGGCGGTCAACTCCGTGCCTCCGGCCAGAACCACGAGAGGCCTGTAGTTGATCATTGCCGCGACGACCACGGCGCGATCGCGCGGCGACACTCCCCACTGGTGCTCGCGCTGATTGTTGTAAAAGGCGATCTGCGAGGCTGTTTGGCTCCGGCCAGGAAATGCCTCATCGAGGAAGCCGATGACGGCACGGTTCTCGTTTACGGTAAGCACCTTGAGGCACCGCAGAGTGTGACCGCTCCAGGTCCAGTCGCGAATGGGCTGGAGCCCGCGCGCCGCCTTGAAGTCGGGATAACCGCGCCGGCCAGGGAGTCCAGGCTTCAGTGGCGCCGCCGCCTGGTCGTAGATGTTCTGGCCGCTCTGGATACGGGCTCGAATGACCTCGGCCAGCAAATCACCGAAGCCAAGCATCTCATCGGAGGTGTAGGGCGAATAGACAAAGCGGGCGTGGCGGATGACAGTTTGGAAGCGTGACATTCTGGCAACTCAGGCGGCTGGTGAAGTTGTGGTGATCACAGAGGTCCGGTTACGATGGATCATTCATGAGACTGCCCAATGGCGAACACGCCATTGTTGATATCCGAAAGCTGCTGGAATACTGCCTGAATACGCAGCACCCGCGTGGCCGCAACAAGGCACGCGTATTTGCAGCCGTTGGGATCCGAGATACTGATGCGGCGGAACTCAGCGCGGCTCTAAGCGCGGCTGCGCGCGATTCTGAGGCGTGGCTCGGCTCTGCAAATCCGTATGGCCAGCGATATGTCGTGGATTTTGATTTCATTCGCCAAGACAGAACCATAAGAATACGGAGCACTTGGATCGTGCGAACCGGTGAAGAGTTGCCGCGGCTGACGAGTTGTTATGTACTGTAAGAGGAAGGTTTGCGATGTCGGAAATTGAGATGCATTCCGTGGTAGCGCTGGTCGAGGACCTGCCCAAGGAGGGCTTGGTACGCGGCCAGGTCGGAACCGTGGTCGAGACCTGGGCTCCGGGCGTTTACGAGGTTGAGTTCAGCGATGGCGATGGCAGAACCTATGCCATGGTCGCGTTGAAGGCTGAGCAACTGATGCGGTTGCATCACGAACCCGTACACCAGGCGGCTTAGGGTCACTGAAATCTCCGAATCTGGGAACCACTACCGGCGCGACAGCTTCCGGATCAGCAACTCCTGGAAGCTCTTTGCATCGCGGTCCTCGGCCGCTATGTGTTCCTTCTGCTCGACGTCGATCACTTCCATCACGCGGAATTCTTCTTCGGTGATATCGTCGAGCGTGATCGAGAGGCCAATCGCCTTGGCGTTGAACAGCCTGAAGGAACGCCGCACCAGGATGCCGTTTGGCGTGTCCATCGCCTCGTCGAGCAGGTTCCTCGGGCAAGCAGGCCCATGGCTCACGTCGATTGCCTTCCAGCCGGCGCCGCAGGCGGGACAGCCGTCAAGTTCAGTGCTCGCGGAGTAGCCGCATTGCCGGCACCGGAAAACGCGGTCAGGACAGTCTTCCTCTTTCCCGCAGAGCGAGCCCTGCCGTATGGAGGAACGAATGAGGAATCGCACGCCCGGACCCTCCGGGGAGTCGGGCGTCGCTATTCCGGGTCGTCGTCGCCCTCGATTGCCAGTTGCGCGATCACTTCGGACACGGCAGCGGACTTGTGGATGATAGGCACCGCGGCGACATAGCCGTCGTGTGACACATGCAGCTTGTCGTAGAGCAGGCCGCTCGGCTCCAGGAACGCTCGCGTCTCGATGGAACGCCGCGCCGCCACCACACTCGTGGAGGCCCGTTCGTGGTCCTGCATCTCCTTGGCGGTCGGCATACGCAATACATGCGCCACCCGCGCGCCCGGAACCTTCATGTCGATCCGGTAATTGTTTCCCTCGCGGTCGATGCCGGTCACCGCGCACCGCTCGATGCGGCCAATCACCACACCAGCCTCGGCGTCGTCGAACTCCGGTCCGTCCTTGTCGGTCCGAACCTTGGCGAACAACTCCGCGTTGATCTTGGGCAGGTCGAGGTCTTCGCTCTGCGACTTGCCGCGTCCCAGGAAGTGGCGCACCGTGCGCTGGGCTCGGGCCCAGGCACTCCACTCGTCGTCGGTCGGGAATCTCACCTCGCACCGCTTCTCGCCGCCCGACAGGATCGGCACCACGATGGGCTTCGTCGCGTCAAATACCGCCTTACTCGTCTGTTCCATAGTGACCTCTCAAAATCGGTAGAATTCACCTCGGGACCTACGCCGCCGCCTGGCATATGCCGGACTGGGGCGTCGTGATCGACATGGTCACCAAGCCATTGGTCGGATCGTAAAGTTGCGTGCCGGTGACCTGCATTGTCGCAATGCCATCGGTGTTGGAAAGCTCGGCCGTAGCGAAAGCCATCTTTTGAATCGCCATGGAAAAGCTGTTGTTTGCATCCCGAGTAAACGTGATCGTGGCCGGCCCGGTCGTCTGGTTGATCAAGTTGGTGTATTCCAACGAGCCCGACTGGACACGCACCACAAACTGGACGGCGAACGAACGGTCGCCCCACTCGAAGCGTCCCTGGATTTGATAGCCATCCTGCGCCCCCGATCCGGGGAAGAAGCCGGGCCGAAAATTGTTTTCCCAGGAAGCGTCGAGGGAAACGAACTGCTTTCCGCTTCCGCCGGTGAGGTAGTTGATGCCATTGATCGTCAACGCGCTCACCATGCTGGCGTTGAACTCATGCGTCGTCGCCACCGCTGGCAACGTCACGCCACTGGGTGTGGTGTACTGGCCGGTGGCAACGCACTCGCACGAGCACGTCGCGCTGGAGCGACCGGGCGAATTCTTGATGGCCAGCTTCCATCCTTTGATCGCGCAGCCCACCAGAATTTCATCGAGCACCGCCGAGCCGCCGGGCCGAATCTGCTGAACAAACGAGAAGTACGGCAACTCCAGGCCGGTGGGATTGGTGGCGCCCAACGCCGGCACAACGATGTAGCTGTACGGCGAGGCGCTACCGGCGACGGTCACGTTCCCGAGCGAAAACGCCATCACCCATGCCAGGAACTCCGACGAGCAGTACTTCGAAATCTCGTAGGTCGGCATGTTGTAGTGCGATTTGAACAGTTGCGTCGGGAATTCGTGTCCCTTGCCGACTTCCGCCCGATCGTCTTCATTCACAGGGACCTTGGCCCAAGGTTTCGTGTTCAGATTTGTGTGCCGCCAGATGGCCGTCGTGTTCGGCGTAATGATATTGGTCTGCTGGCCATAGCTCCAGCCATCCATCAGTTCGTTGATGTTAGCCACTTAACCGGCCCTCCTCGTCGAGATCAATGCCATGACTATTTCGCCTCCTTGAGAGCAGCTACGGGTTTCGCCGGCGAGGACGGCGGCGGCACCTGGTGCCACCCCGCCGCCAAATATGGCGTCAGAATTGCGGCAGTTGCCTGGACCTCCTTAATCTCGTCGCCTTGTGGGGATTCTAAATAGATCACGGGAGCGCTCATCTCTGTCCTCGATCCGGCAGCAACCGGCTTATGGGTTGTAGGATTCGATCAGCCGCACCGGAACCTCGAAGTATTCGAAGGTCGCGCCGTCCGCGCTGATCACGATGGTGTTGCGCCTGGCCGACGGCAAGTAAAAGTCCATCGGTTCGCAGTTCGGGTCCACCTGGGTATGCAGCATCCTGAGAGTTCCGCCCTGCGGAATGTCGTTCACGATCCAATTGAAAATGTCCTCGTAGCCGACGCTCGGGGTTTCGGGCGCGCGAAGGTAGAGCGCGAAGTCGTGAACGAAAACCAGGGCGTTACCGAGTCTGCCCGGTGCGGTGCCATGCCACGCGATCAGAATCGATCCAGGCGGCATCGAAAGGATGGCCAATCGGACGTTGTTCTGCGTGGGCTGGCAGAAGACGGTGGTGTTCTCCGAGTAGAACTGAATCGAGCCGGCGTTGCCGCCCAGTGCTTCCATCAGATTGGGCAACGCCTGAAGCGCGGTCACCCACTCCGCGAGGATGGTTTTGGGGTTGATCACTGCTGTGGCTGGAGGGTCAGGGTCACGTGGACCATCCCATACGGATCGGGCTGGCGGACCGTGCTCACCACAAATTGCGATTCCCACGCGGTAACGGCATCACCGCGTAGTGGCGTGTTCGGAAGGTCGGCCGGGTTAATTTCGACCTCCTCCATGCTGGCCACCGCGCCCGCCTCCATCCGCTCGCGGAGACGGCGAACTACCGTGATCGTCAGCGGAGAGCCGACTGGCTTGCCCGCCTGCATCGGCTGGTATACCACCGGCTCGCCGAAGGCGTTTTGCAGGATGCTGTTCACATCCGCGCTGATCGCAAACCAGTCAGACATGGGTTTCCGGGAGAAAAAAGTGGCGGAATGGCAGCCGCCCCGAAGGCAGATACAAGGAGCAATCGGCGAAACTACTGCAGCGTCACGACGGAATAGAACACGGTCACGACCATGATGCCGTTGCCAGCAGTGAACGGCGCGGTGCCGTTGGTGATATTCAATCCGGCGGCAACCGGCGGCTGCACGACAGCGGACGGAACCGGCAGAACGTTGAGACTCTGCGCCGCCGCAGTGACGGTCGCGGCGGGAATATTGGAGGAGTGCGGCGTAACCCCACCACCCTGATACGGGAGGCTGACCGCGCCGCCCCCGGCGAACTGAACGGTGCCCGGCTTGACCTCAACCGCAATCTGGTCGATGACCAACGCTTGGCCGGCAGCCGGCGCCGGCAGGATATTGACCGGTGCGGCGTTCATCCCCATGATCTGGGCAGCAGTGAGGGCGACGACCGCCTTTTGAAGCACAGACGGATCGAGATCGGCCGAGCCCACCGGGGTGAATCCGGTCGGGACCAGACGCACGCGCACGGTAAAATCGGTGGTCGCCCCACCAGGCGCCGCAGTTCCGCTGGCCTGGTCCAGCACCGCGAACCCGATTTCCTTGGTCGACCCGCCCGTCGCCGTTAGCGTGTTGGCGGTGGTCAACTGCTGGTTGTTGTCCCAGTAGACCTTGGCGCCCGACACAAACGTACTGCCGTCCTTCGCCAAGTCGAAGACGCCCTCGACTACCAGTTCGCTGGAATCGCCGGGGTTCTGATTGTTGACCGAAACGCCGAAGACGTTGCCCACCTGGCAGCCGCCCCCACTCAGCAGAGCATAGGGCGCGGTCACAGTCAGGGTGTTACCTTTCTGAACGTAATTCTGCATTTTGGAATCTCCCTTGAGTTGTGGGGAGGGCGGTGTGTGCCGCCCCACCGGTTGTTTCGTCTCAGTGCTGCTCTACTCGCCGGCGTTTCGCTGCATGCCGCGATAGTCGATTCCGGCCGCACCGAAGTCCATGCGGGCCTTGATCTCAATACCGTCGATCTCGAAGCCCTGCTTGGTTTCGACGAATACGCCCTGCTGGCCCTCGAGGTAGCAGTACTCCACTGTGTCGATCTGCGCGGGATCGGCGATCAGATACCAGCCACTCGCGCTCGCCGCATCCAAACGCGGCTCGACGATGGGCACCAAGCTGCGCACCCACTCCGGAACCACAGCTGTCGCGGTAGCGGAAGCGATGTTAATGGGATACACGAGCTGGAGCGCATAAGTTTCGAGCGCGGTCGGCACCGCGAGAAACCGCGGAACCAGATTGAGCGGGGTGCCCTGCGGTCCCTTCTGCTGCCGCATCGATTTGCGACCTTCGCCCAAAGCGAACAGCGGTCCCGTGCCAGCCGGAGTGCCGCCGTTTACGGTGGGATCGATGCTGCTGCCGGTACCGCTGAGCAGGTTGTTGTGAGCAACGGCGAAGAGCGCCGTGGCGATCTTGTCCCCGGCATAGATAGCCGCCGGATTGGAGGTGATGATGCCCCACACCGTATCTGACTCCAGCCGCGCGGCAGCGACGCCCAGCAGAGCGGGGACGCGGGTGAACGCCTGCAGGTCGTCGTTGATGATGACCTTGCGAGTCAGCGCCACGATCTCGCCGTAAGTGGCGAGTGCGTAGCTGATGTTGTTGTCAGTGAGCAGCGCACGATGGTACTCGCCCTTTTCATTCAGCTTCTGTAGAGACGGTGCATCGGCCAGCATCACCCGATTGATAGGCTTGAAGTCGGCCGCCGTCATCTGCCGGCAGAACGGCTGGAAGGTGCGGGGATAGGCTTCGTATCCCTGACGCAGGGTCTTGTTGGCAACATTCGCGAGAATTGCCGGGAAGTCGGAGGTCGACTCGGCGCCATCAAAGAACTCCACGCCGCGCGACGGGGCGCGGAGCGCCAGTTCCGCGATACGGCGCGCGTCCATTCCCCTGGGATCGATGCCCTTGAGTTGCAGAAACTCTTTGGCCATCTCGATGAGTTTGAAGTTGCGGTATTCCCGCCCCATCTCCTCGGCCTGCGCTTGCTGTTTCTCTCCACATCCGCCCAGGAATTGGCCGCTTACCGGGTGGCGATTTAAGAAGAAACGGCTATCGGCCCTCAGGAGCAACGACATCTGCATGCAACCGAGCCGCTTCTCCACGGCGTCGCCGCCGCGGCCGCTGCTCGCGGCGCCGACGGGGGTAATCGGCGGCTCCGCGCCCTTCTTCGCGAGCTTGTTGAGAATCTCCTTGCCCGCCACGTCGGCCGAGACGCCCTTCGCGATGAACTGGCTAATGAGAGTCTTGTCGACGCCCTGGATGGTGCCCAGCGCCTCGATATCGGCGACGCGCTTGCGTTCGGCTTGGACCGCCTCTTCCCGCGCGGCGGCCAAAGCCTGTTCGTCTATTACACGGGCTTCCGTGCCCGTCTCCTGCGCCGTCTCAGGCATTGCAGGTTTCTCCTTTCGCGGGCTAATTGCCCGAAGTGCATCCAACACGCCGGAGTCCGGCGTGCCGAAAACCGCGATTTCCCCGGTGGGTTGGGCACTGAGAAAACACGTATTGAAATCGGCCGGCACCGTGCAGGGGGAGATCTCGAACGGCTCCCAATCAGTGGCCGTAAACATGCCGACTTCCTGGTTGTTCAGGTACGGCGGCTTTCCCTCCGGCAGGCCCTCGGTCTGCATGTCGGTCTTTTCCCGCTTATAAATAAAGGTGCCGAAGCTGAGGTTCTGAAGGATGCCGGTGCTGGCCTTCCGGAACATCTCGGTCGCGTCCGGATCACCCATGTCGAACTGCAGCGTGGCCATCCCCTTGTCGCCGTTCGGCCAGGCCCGCCGCACCACGCCCACCTGGGCCCGCGTGCCAACCTTGCCGGCTACCAGCGATTTGAAATCGTCGCCGGTAAAATGGGTATCGAAGACCGGCGCACCGTTGTTCAGCCGGTCGAAGCGACAGCCGTCCATCGAGAGCTTCAGCATGTACGGCTCGCCGGTGGAGCGATCGATCCTGGGTACGAATGCCCCGCTGTACCAGACGACGTCGATGGTTCCATCCTTGGCATTCGCGGTCGACGGTAGCACCTGCGCATCGGCAGCGAACACTTCCGAGTTCGGCGCGGCGGGCGGTGGCGCGCCCGTGTCCCTGTGCAAGTATTCGGTTGTGAGAAGCGGCATAGTTTGCGCCTATTCCTTCACCGCGTTGACCGCGATGTAGTCGTTCTCGCCCAGCTTCTTCAGCTGGAAGATCTGTTTCTGGAGCCAGCAGATGTGACCTTTGAACTTGTCGTCGCCCTCGCGATGCCACTTTGAAAGGTGCTGGTAGAAGTGGAAGTTCGACATGTCGCCGGCCTCGTAGCACTGCTTACAGAGTTCGGCGAAGCGAGAAGCGGCGGCCTGCTCGGCGTCGAACGCGCCGTTCAGCATGTCGCCAATGCTGTCGTGGGTCGTCGCCGGCTTCGGATTGAGCGTCGGCGCCCCCTCGAGAAACAACAGCCGGCTCGTGAGGCACTTCATATGGTCTTCGCACTGCTCGTGCAGCAGTTTGAAGCCATCGGCCAAGTCGAGTCCAAGCCGTTTCAGGTCCCGCTGGTCGAGAAGGTATTGCAGCATCAGTGTTGCCTCGACGGTGACGGCTTCCTGAAGGCCGGCCATTACCTCCGAATTTCCCTTCATGGGTTTCTCCCCCTTTTCTTGAGATGGATTTATCCCCGGTAGAGCCGGGTTGTGGATTGCCAACTCGTTGTCTCGCGGGTGATGCCAGCTACCAGGAGTTCCTTCACCATCGCTAGATCGTCCTCGGAAAGCGCGAGGCCCTGGCTGCCGGATGTTCCGCCAACAGGTTTGCTGGTCGGCGTTCGCTCCTCGGTATTCGCCGGTTGCTCCTGACCGCGCAGCGTAACGTTACGCGGATCAACATCGAGGATGATTTCGAACTTATCCACCAGCTTGTTAAAGAGCGCGATCTGCTGAAGCTGCGTGGTCGGGTCGTACCCGTTCTCCAGCACTGCCTCAAACCAGGTCTTCCGGCCCATACGAACGTCCTTCAACACCGCCTCGGCATCTTTGACCGGATCCACGGACTCGAACCGCGGCGCCGTCCATTGCACGCTCCGAAGATGGACCTTCGGATCGTTCAACGCCGCGCGCGGAATCTTGCCCTGCAGAATGAGCACGTCGATGAATCGGCGCCACACCGGCATGCAGAAAAGTGGCATTAGAGTGAGCCAACGGTAATTTTCGACCGTGTTCCGGAAGCCCAACATGCCGCCGCGCCACGACGAATAATTCACCTGCGACATATCGCCGGTGCCGAGCTCGTAGGGTAGACCAATGCCGGCCATGATCCCTTGCAACTCGGTCATCTTATATTCGCGGTAGCCGCCGGCCGGAGGCGGGTTATTGAACTTGATCTCCTGACCGGGCTTCAGATACTCCACCTGGCCGGGTTGGAACGTCTCGACAGCAAGCCCGCTCGAGGGATCGGTACCGGCGATGCCTACTGGATCGCCCTCGACACCTTCCGGTTGCGTCACGAATGCCGTAACGCAGGCCTCCACTTTTTTACGGACCCGTTCTGCGTCGCAGTAATCATCCAGATCGCGGATGGCCATCATCACGGGCGCCAGCCACGGTACACCGCGCACCTGGCCGGGACGAAGCACGCGATAGGTGTGGAGGATCTGGTCCGCGGGCACCGGCTGGCTCACGATGCCGCCGCGCGGATTGAGAATCAATACGCCACCCGGGTGATAGCTGAAAAGCCAGTACGCCACCCGGTGGCCGTCCTCATCGAACTGGACGCCTTCCATCACATGGCCGTTCACGAGGCCCATCGTACGGGTCTGGTCCAGGAAGTCGGCTTCCAGCATCTGAAGCTGCAGCGGAACGCGAAGACCGGAATCTACCAGGCGCGGCCGGAATCGCGCGAGTGCCTCGCCGCTTTCGGCCATCGTCCGGACAGTCAACGTCTGCATGCCGTAGAAGTCGAGGCGCTGCGGTTCGTCGCAGGCCTCGGCAAAATACGGCCATTCGTTATCAATGATCTGATCAATGGCAGTGGCCCCGGTTTTGGCTTTCGGCACGATGCCGGTTCCCACCACGTTGCCGGCCAGTTCCTCGACGGCGTGCGAGGCATACGGGTTATTCCGGATCAGATCCCGGCTGCGGTCGCGTAGCCAAATCAGTGCGCCCATCAACTCGACGTTGGCGTCGGTTGAACCGGCGTACCACCCGTAAGCGCGCCGGCCGGCAGTGGCGCCCTCGTAACGGAAGCGCTCCGCGTGACGGCGCCGATAGCCGTCGACGATCTCTCCGACCGCACGCTGCACAGCGTAGCGGCCCGAAGATGCGGATCGCGCGTTCCAGTCCCGGCGAAGCAGTGGTATGGGGCGCCTGATCAAATCAGAAGTCATCGAATCGCTTGAGCTTGAATCCCGGTTCCAAAATCATGAACTCGAGACCGAACTTCGCCCTCACCTCATCAAGCATTGCCTGCAGATTGTTGTAGGCGTCGGGAGACACTTCGAAGTCAGTCTCAATTACGTAGAGCTTCGAGGTGGGGAGTGTGGATTGTGGCCGAGGCTCCTTGGCCAGTTCCAGAAGGCTCTTCGGCCCGTTACCGCGCCAAGGGGTGCAAAGAAACCGAAGTATGACGCCTGCGATTCTCATTTCTCGAAGCGCCCCCGAATTTCCGCGAACGCGCTCATCGCTTGATCCTTTCCACGACGACAGCGGCGAACACCGTCACGGTTGCGGTCCAAAGAAGGCCCAGCACGGCGAGCGCGCCAGTGAGCCAAGCCCGCCATCGCTCCAACCGGGCGATGCGGTCCGAGTGTTGTGCACACAGGCCGGGCTGCCCATTACCGAGCAGCGTCTTCTGCATGGTTTCCATCACCGCCCGGGTCGCGGACATCTCTGCGACAAGGTGCTCCACCGTCGTCCGCACGTCTTTGATTTCCGTAACCAAGTTCTCGCAATGCTCGCAGTGCATAGTCGTCACCACCTGTCATAGAGCGTCGGTCCCGTGGGACCATCGCCACGCTTGTGCTGCGCGAACCGCACGCGGCTGCCGGTCTGGCCGCTAAGCTCGCGGATGTCCTCTTCGATCTCGGCCTTCGCTTTGCGCAGTTCGTCGACGGAGCGATACGTCACTTCACGGCCGTCCGGAAACCGCGCTTTCAAAGTCGGGTTGCCAAGCGCCTGATTAATGGCGTCGAGGTTCGCCTGCAGCTGCTGAAGCGTCAGTGCCATGTCAGGACCGCCCTATTCGCCTTTCCATCGGGTTTGCCGATTGATTTTTCGCGAGAAGTGCGCACATTTCCCTTGAGCTTTCCCGCGAACAGAGTGATGAATCGAGGTGCCATGAAAAAGGCCGATATACAGGTCGGATTGACTTACATCGCCAAGGTTAGCGGTGTGCTGGC